AAATCAGGATTATAGTATCTACTACCTCTTGCGGTTAATATCAAATGTAAAAGGTCTGCCCGTATCTCATCACCAGCATTTTCGGTTAAATCAAAATAATAAGATTTTGGACTATCCCTAAAAGGGAAATTAATACCATAAGTTCTTCCATCTGCCATATTACATAAATATAATATCCAACATTTTTAGTTAAATAGATATAAATAAAAAATCCGAGTATAACTCGGATTAATTTTTAAGAAGAACAACCAAAACAATCAAAGTCTGAATTAGTTGGTTTTGGTGGAAGATTCGTGTATGAATATTCTACCTTTGGTTTTTCCTTTTTTGTAACATCTAAAGCTAAGTGTTTTGCCCCTGTTGAAATGGCTTTTGTTCTTACGTAATAACAAAGAGTCTTTAAACCTTTTTCCCATCCATAAAAATGTGAAGATGTTATTTTAGAAAGTGTTGGATTTGACATGTAAATGTTCATAGATTGTGATTGGTCGATAAACGGAGCCCTTTCGGCTGACATGTCAATCAGTTCTTTTTGTGAAATTTCCCAAATAGTTTTGTATTTCGGAATCAAATGTTCAATTCTTTTAACCTTTCTATTATAACCTTTTTCTTCAGTATCTAAGTAATTGTTGAAATTAATATTTTGAATTGAACCTTCGTTCATAATAATTTCATTTTTTAAATCCTCAGACCAAATTCCAATTTTTTCAAAGTCGTTGATTAGATATTTGTTTACAATCATAATTTCTCCCCCAACAACTCGTCTATTAAATAAAGCCGAATGTGCGGGTTCTGTCATTTCAAATGAACCTGTGATTTTGGCGGAAGACGCCACAGGCATTTGAGCGGTGAATAATGAATTACATACACCATAAGTCATAACATCTTTTTTCAAGGTTTTCCAATCCATAAACAAATCTTCTTCAGAAAGTCCCCACATGTCAAATTGAAAAATCCCTTGTGACATAGGTGAACCTTTAAAAAACTCATATGGAGTTCTTATCCCTTTTTTACACAAGTCATTACTTTCAAGAATAGCCGCGTAATAGATTGTTTCAAAAATATTTTTATTTAATTTTTTAGCCTCAGGTGAGGTAAATATATAATCCATTAAATAAAATACATCCGCCAATCCTTGTGTTCCAATTGCAATCGCTCTTTGTTCTAATCCACCTCTATGACCTTTTTCGGTAGAGTAGGTATTTTTATCAATAACATTGTTTAATGCTTTAACAATTTTTCTAACTTCACTTATTAATAAATGATAATTGAACTGACCGTCTTTTATATAATTTTTTAACACTACCGACGACAAAGTACAAATTGCAGTGGTTTTTTCATCTGTGTATTGGTAAATCTCATTACATAGGTTAGATTGTTTAATTACTCCAATATTTTGATGGTTAGTTTTTTTGTTCGCGCTATCTTTAGAACATAAATAAGGAACACCCGTTTCTACTTGAGACTCGACAATTTTACTCCAAATGTCTTGTGCTTTAACTTTTTTACCAATACCCATGTTAACTGCCGTGTTATATACTTCTTCGTATTCATCTCCAAAACATTCTTGTAATGCTTTTAGTCCTGCCTTTTTAATATCATTAGGACAGAATAAATACCAATCGGTGTTGTTCTTAACTGCATTCATAAAGTTGTCAGGAATCCAAAGCGCGGTAAACAAATCACGAGCTCTTAACTCTTCGGCTCCTGTGTTCTTTTTAATATCTAATAAATCAAATATGTCTTTGTGCCAAGGTTCAAGATATATAGCAGCACTACCCGGTCTTCTACCTTGTTGATTAAAAAATCTTAAAGACTCATTAACGATTTTTAAATATTTCAACAATCCACCCGCATAACCACCTGAACTTGAAATTCTACTTTCTTTACTTCTTATGTTAGACATTGAAAGACCAATTCCTGCCGCGTCCGATGAATAAGTTGAAATATCATTCATTGTATTTAACAAACCTTCTCTTGAGTCTGAATCGTTGTAGTGTAAAACACAAGATGCTAGTTGTGGTGTTTTGGTACCAGAGTTAATCATAATTGGTGTTGCCGGTGAAATAAGTTGTGCCGATAAAGAGTTATAATATTCTAATGCCTCCTCTAAAGTATTAGTAACCCATATAGCAACTCTCATATACATGTGTTGTGGTCGTTCAACAACTTTCCCATTTGGTCTTTTTAACAAATACATTTCTTGTAATGACCTCCAAGCAAAATAATCAAAGTTATAATCGTTGTCATGTTTAATTGCAACATCAACAACATCTTCACCATAGTATTCAATTTGTTTAATTAACTCTTCATTAACTACCCCATCCTCGTAAAGCAATCTCATAGTTTTTGAAAAACTTTCATCAGTTTCTTTATGGTATGAGGATATTGCAACCGACGAAGCCATTCTTGAATAGTCGTGATGACTTCCCGTATATGCTGCGGCAATCTCATAAATTAACTTATCAAGTTCTTTTGTTGTTACTTCTCCCTCAGTCGGAACTGATGTAATTACTTTAATAAAAATTTCATCTGAGTTTACGTTCAAACCTTTTGATGAACGTTTTACTCTGTTATAAATTTTTTGCGGATTGAACGCGACGTTTTCTCCGTTTCTTTTGGTTATTTTTAATGACATATTAATAAATTTAAAAATCTTCTGTGAATGTTATAGTTTCGTTTAATTTCGCTTTTTGGTATTCCATTGTTCTTGATTCAAAGAAATTTCCTTTTGTTTCAACTGCAATTTGTTCCATAAACTTGAATGGTTGTTCAACATTAAATTCTTTACTACAACCCATTTTCACTAACAAACCATCAACAACAAACTCTAAGTATTGTTTCATTAAATTTGAGTTCATACCAATTAATGATACTGGAAGTGATTCGGTGATAAATTCTTTTTCAATTTCTAATGCTGAAAGTAAAATTTCTTTAATTCTTTTTTCTGATGGTCTTTCTTCTAAGTGGTTATTTAATAAATGAATTGCAAAATCACAATGTAAGTTTTCATCTTTAAAGATAAGTGAATTAGCGTTACATAATCCTTGCATAATTCCTCTTGATTTCATCCAAAAAATAGAACAAAAAGAACCTGAAAAGAAAATACCTTCAACGGCAGCAAACGCAACTAACCTTTCGGCGAATGATGATTTTTCAATCCATTCCAACGCCCATTTAGCTTTCTTTTGAACTGCAGGTAGTCTGTCAATTGCATTGAAACACTCGTCTTTTTCTTTTGAATTTGAGATGTAAGTATCTATTAACAATGAATACATTAATGAATGAATATTTTCCATCGCCAACTGAAATCCATAGAAAAACTTAGCCTCAGGATATTGAACTTCTCGATAAAAGTTTTCCGCTAAATTTTCATTTACAATACCATCTGAAGCTGCGAAAAATGACAGTACATTCTTGATAAAGTATTTTTCGTTTTCTGTTAAATTTTCCCAATCTCTGATGTCATTTGTTAAATCGACTTCTTCTGCGGTCCAAAACGCAGCTTGGTGTTGTTTGTAAAATTCCCATATATCATTGTGTTCAATTGGGAAGATGACAAACCTACCAGGATTTTCTGTTAATAATTTTTCCATAATTTTTAATTAATTTAAGATTGTTGTTCTTTTTGCTTTTTCTTTTCTAAAAGCTCTTTGATTCTATTTTTATTTTTTTCTTCTTTTTGTTCTTCCAAACCTAAGAAAGTCATACTTTGTTCTGTGTCTATTTCTAACATTCCGTTGTCAAATTTACAGTTTTCAAAAACAACTCCGTCTTTACCAATTCTTGATTTGGTAATGGCAATTGTTGCCAAGTTCATTTCTTTCTGTTGTAGACTCTTAGCTACAGTAATGATTACGTGACCAACTTGAGCCTTTTTAATTGACCCGCCCATTTGGTCTGTTGTAACCACTTCTGACGAAATCGAATTACGATTTCCTTGTGTTGCTGTCCAACCTGCGATGTCCAACTCATGACACATTGATTCAAACCCTCTCATTACTGAACCTTCACTTTTCCATTCATCACCCATCATTTTGTCAGGAACAACACAGTCAATATAATCTAAAATAATCATATCAATTCTAATTCCTTCAGCCATCATCTTTCTAACTTGATTTTTGATTTGATTCATAGTTACGGTGTCGGATGGAAGTTTTTTTATAATCAACTTATTTTTCATAGTTTCCTTAATGTGTTTTACCTTCGCCATAACTTCATCTTTATTTTCAGACATGTCATCAGGGTGGATTCCCGTCCAAAGTGTATAATGTTTTCTTTGGATAATTTTTGGGTTGTCTTCAAAAAATATTTGAAGAACATTATATCCCAAGTTGAATGCGTGGTTTGCAATTTTAGTAGTAAATGTGGATTTACCTACCCCCGTCGGTGCTAAAATAACACCAATCTCACCCTTGGCTAAACCACCTTTCAATAGGTTATCAATACCTGCAACTCCAATTGGAATTGGGTGTCTGTAATCGTCGTTTAAAACCTCATCAAGGTTGAAGAAAACGTCGGTTGTTCCTTTATCGACCTCACCAACTTGTAACGCTCCTCTTACCATTTCTTCTAAGTGGTCATAACTTTCAAAATCACCCTTATCAATGATTGATTGAGCTTTGGTCATAACCTTCTGTAATTCTTGTTGTTTACAGAATTTTAATGACTTTTCTTGAACAAATAATGAACCGTCATCAGATACATCTTTTACTTGTTGTAATGTATCCAAAACACTCTTTTGAGCCATTGGAGAAGATATTTCTGACTTTGTAAGTTGTTCTAATGTATCAAATGTTGGAGTATGTTCATAGTTTGAATAAAACTCCTTAATCATTTGACAAATAATACGAAAATATTGGTTGTCAAAATAGTGTGGGTCAATAACTTCAAGAATGGAATTTGAGAAATCTTTATATAAAATAATATTGTTTAATAATTGAATTTGAAAAGTATTTCCTAAGTATCCGAAGTTTTTTTTGTCTGACATATTCTGTATTTTTTTTATTTCTATATGATAAATATGATTAAGCCAACGAATAATTAAGGTAATTATAAGATAAATTTTTATCTGAAAAAATGTCAGTTAAATCTTTTAATATCGTTTTTATTGTTGGTCGTATATCCAGGGTATATCTAGCCTTTGGTGGGTATACTTTAGCGTCGATGATGGTATGACAAATTGTCTCATTTCCAATTCGAATAATCAAATTAAAAACTTCCGGACCATCAGTATTTGATGTATCTAAGATAGATGAGTCTTCTTCAATTTGGAACCGATTTTCCAACATATAGAAAACTGTTTTGTTTCTTAGTTTTGTTTTTAACTCTTCTGACAATGATTTCATGTAGTCCAATAACTCAATACTATTTTTAGCCTTTTGG